AGGAGCGTTGCAACGCTCGGCAATGGTCTCGGTAGTGGGCGCCTTTTTTGCTTTGCGCACAATGTGCCGTATTTCGTCACCAAGAGTAGGATCGGTGATGTTTGCGACCTTTTTTTCGTTTTTAGGCTTGCTGGAGGGCGAAGACTGTGCGGGCGGCGCTGGCGGATCGAGGTCTGCGACGTTTGCCTGCATGAGGAAAGAGGGCATATCGAGAAGAGCGCCTGCTGCACCCGCAGGCTGTTTGCGTCTTCGCGTCGCTAGCCGTTCGGCTTCCTCTTCGCGTGCAGCTTGCCTGTCAGCGTTCGAGAGCTCATAGAACGTGATCGGTAGCGCGTAGGTTTTGGGTATGTCGACGTCCACTAACGTTTCATCCGCACCTGCATCGCGCAGCACCCACGAAAGGCGACGCCTAGTGTCGTGCTTAGACGCCTTGATCAGCGGGCTATACTCGAGCCAGCCATCGCTAGCCGCTTCGAGAGCGCTAGAACCGCGCATCATCGCTTTGCTTTTGCTGAAGTGGTGAACGATGATGAGCGTCGAATTAGTTTCTTGCACAAGCGCCCGCAAGGGCTTAAACAGCCCAGTTATCTGTCCGGAGTCGTTTTCGTCGTTGATCCCTGAGTCGAGCTCGAGCTCAGATAACGGGTCAATGATGACCAGCTTAGGCGAGCCGTTATTCATGACGGCCAAAGCGGCGTGCAATTGATCCATTTCGTGCAAGACCCAAAAAGGAAGGTTGATATCTTGGTCTGTAATTCCGTGCTGCTTTAGTCGGCGAGCGGTCCGTGGCTTACCGTCCTCGAGATTGCAATAGAAGGCCGCGCCGCCGTTCACTTTTCGTCCGAGGAAAGGCGTTTCTGCAGCGACCGCCTTGCACAGCCCAATCGCAAGTTGGCTTTTCCCCGCGCGCTTTCCCGGTCCTGCGAGGATGAGCAACGCGCCGCTGGGGATGATGCCCTCTACGATCCATTCGACCTCTTTTGCCGCGGATATTTGACGCGAAGCTAACTCTACGTTTTTGTAGAAGTTTTCGAGTCTTACTTGTTCAGATTCTTGCTTTCTGCGGAGCGACCAGTGAGAGGCAATGGGTTTCGGAGACGCTATCATTTGCATGCGGATCGGCCTTTGCGGTGACCCAAAAAAGGTATCACCGTCTTTTTTTCATGGTCAAGGATGCGCGCTCTTGTGGTGCCCCCACGGGGCATTGCGGTTCGCGCTCTCGGCATCGCACAAGAACACACATGCGGTATTTTTTGACGGTTGATGGATCGCAGTCGTAGCTTCACCCATCGTGGCATTGCGAGCGTATCAAATAGCGGCAGCCAAGGCGCTAGCCCACGGAACCCATGTTGGGCTGTGGATGGCCGCGGGTTTGGGCAAAACCGCTACAGCGCTGCACGCGTGGGATTTACTCGGTCGACCTACGCCGATATTGGTAGTCACGCGCGCTATTGGGCGTCACGTATGGCCACGAGACGCCCAATGGCTCCTTGGCGATAGCTCGTTCTCGATCCTGTGGGGAGGGAAAGCTCGATCGAAAAGCGGTATTCACCGCGACGGGACGTATTCCGACTTTGCACGCGCGTTTTTGAAAAAACAGGCAATTGTCACCAATTATGAGGTGCTCGGAAAGCGGATCGACGAGCTCAAGCGTATCCCATGGCGCGTTGTCATCTACGATGAGGCGCACGCGCTCAAAATGGGATACATGGGGCTCAAGCAGCGCAAAGATGGCACGTGGCAAACGAATCAATTTACTTTTGCGCGTGACATTGCGCGTGGCGTCCACAACCGAAAAGGGCATGTTTGGCAGATAACCGCCACGCCAATTAGAGACCGCGTTCGCGACTACTGGGGGCAACTCAATATTGCGCTCCCAGGGTTGTTTCCCGCTAGAGGAAAGCGCGAATGGCTGTTGAAGTATTGCAACGCGTATATCAATCGATGGGGCGGATGGGATACTACTGGCGCGCAAAACCTCGATGAGCTTGCGGACCTAGTTCTGCAGTATTTTATCGCTTTGGACCGCGAAAGCGTGCGTGAACAACTACCGGCTATTCAAAGAGATATTCGAGTTGTCGACGCGGGAAGGTCACCGCAACGAGCCTTCAAGCATTATGAGGATGCAATAGCCTACGCGGCATCGACGAAGCACGACGATGCTGTTTCTCTCGCGCTAGAATACATGAGCAGTGGAGCTAAAGCGGTTATCGTTACCACGAGACGCAAGCTTGCTGCAGACATTCACGGATTGATGCTTAAAAGCTTGAGCGCTAAAAATCACGGTTTGCGCTACGACTTGCGAACAAAGGTGACCATTCAGGCGGTAACTGGAGAAACGCCAATAAAGCAAAGGATGCACATCGTCAACGAATTCAATTCTAGCGAAAACCCAGGAACTCTTGTCGCTACATTGGATTCAATAAGCGAGTCAATCAATTTGCATTTAGTCGACGGACTAATAGTTGCTGGCCTACCATATACCCCTGCACAAGTTGTTCAAATGGAGGGCCGAGTTGGGCGCCTTGGCGGCAAACCATGCACAATCCATTATCTTGTCGCCAAAGATACGATCGACGAGCAGATACGCTATGTGCTGCTCGATAAGCTTGATGCTGTAACAGAAGCAGGATCTGACACGCAAGGCGGACATGGAGCGGCCGAAAGCCTGCGCGTCATTCGCAACGAGGAAGATGTTATATCTTCGCTCAAATTGTGGTTAGAAAAAGGAGCGCGAAATGATGGCTGAAGCAATAACAGAAGAAAAAAAGATTGTTAGGCCTAAAGCCACAGGTGTTTCTAGTTACGGTTACCATCGGTGAGGCAAGTTTAGTTCCACAATACGAACGTGAAGCGACTGCAGTCGGCACACTTGTTCACGAAGCTTTGCGGGCTCACTATATGGGCGAAAATCCGATAGATACGCTCGATGCAATGCCGCAAAGATATGGGCCATACATCCAAAAAGCCAAAACCATATTTGCGGCTTATCGCAAGCGTTACACTCGAGACAAGACCTGTGTGCTTGCAGTCGAGAAGGAATATGAAGCGGCTATCGCGGGGCACAAGTTCACAAGGCGCCTAGACCTCGTGGTTGAAGCTCAAGGGTGCGTTCAGGTTTGGGATCACAAAACCGGAGCAAAACCGAATGATACAGCAGCCACGGCAGAGCTCATGTGGTCGCTGGCTACGCAAGAGGTTTTGGGTCGTCTTTTGCTTCCAGCCGAGTTTAAGCGACCGTGGGGTGGCGTATTACTTAACGTAATACCGACGATTGATCGTCCAGCGGGATTCATGAGAAAGAAGCTCAACTTTTCTCAACGCATGCTAGACAAGATACCCATGTCGCTAGCGTTTTATTATGAGCAGATTGACAGGCTAAAGAACACGAACATTTTTCAATACCCGCGATCTGGCGAGTGCATGGGGAGGTACGGAGTGTGCGATTATTTGCACTTGTGCAACGGTGGGGAGCAATATCGGCACTTGTACGTTGTCGATCGGCCTAATTAGGGGGTTATGATGGCTGTGGCTTACTCGTCAATTGCGATTTACGGGCCGCCTAAGATCGGCAAAACGTTAGACGTGGCCGCAACGTTTTCTCGCGCGTTCTTTCTGCTTGCAGACCCTGGGGGCCTAACGTCGGTCAAGGCGCATTTGGGGTATACCCCGCCACATGTTGAGCTCATAAACCTCGATGACCCATTTGGCGAGATTATGCGCGCCATCGACCAGCAAGTTGTGTTAGACATTAAAGCGGGCAAGCACACGGCCATTGTGATCGATACGATGAGCGAGCTAGCAGACAGAATCCTAAATGTAGAGGATCGGCTTTCAAAGGGCAACGCGCGGCAAAGTTACCCAAAGACGGCACAAAAGATAAAAGCCATAACGCGTAAGCTGCTTATGTTCCCGATCTGGTTTGTTGGCATTTTTCACGAGCAGGAGCCGATTGCTGACGAAAGCGGATACATTAAGGGAAGCCTTGCGCTCCCAGGATCAAAATTGCCGTTTGCCATCGCTGGAATGTTTTCAACGGTCATTCATGCCGTGGCTATGCCAGGAATGACTGATTCAGGACGCGTCTACACGTGCAACAGCGTTGATCCGCACTGGGTAAGCGGTGACCGAACCGGTGCTTGTATGACGCGGCAAGATATGGATTTAAGGCCCATCGTCTGGCGTATGACTCACGGCGAGGAGCCAATGCCAGAGTGGCAACCAAAGGTCAAAGCAACCAAGGAACAACAGGGAGGAACAACACTATGAATGAGCATTTATTGGCAGCAAAAGACAATGACACAACGACTCCAGTACGGATAACTCTTGATGGCTTCGATTTCCAGGATGACACCTTGAGCGGTTTGGTCCCAGAAGGAAAATATACGCTAGTCGTAAACTCCGCGAAGTGGCGCGATAAGAAAAACCGTGAAGGCAAGAACTTGAGAATTGTTTTCACTGTGACTGCTCCCGAAAAGTACGCCGGCGTGCAAATTGTCGAGCACCATCCAGCGCCCATCGGCGACATAACCGATAATGCCACATCTTTTGGGCATCGCCGTCTGGCTGGACTGTTCGCCAGCGTGGTTGAAGGGCTGGGGCGGCTCGAGGAATTTAAGCAGCAAAAAACGGTGGACTTTACCCCCGAGACATTGGCGGGTAAATACATGCATGCCGAGCTAAGGCAGGAACTCGACAACAACGGCAACCAAGTGTCGAAAATTGCCAGGTACATCGACACCAAAGAATTTTCAGAAGCCCCTGGACCAGCAATCAAAGAAGCGCCAGTAATGCCCGCGCCCAACATGCCAGGCAAGCATCCAGCGGAGCTTTTCCCGCAAGGCACGCCTGCAGCGCCTCGGCCCGGCATCGGCGTCATGCCGCAACAGCCACAGCACGCGGGGCTTCAGCCGCAGATGATGGTCCCTTCCCCGGATAACGGGACAGTTCCGGCAAACTCTCAACCACCTCGAAATCCGGCCAGCATAACCGGCCTATAAGATCCATGTCCGCATACGACCCGCGAGCCCGTGGCGCCGATTGTGGCGCTTGCCCCCTCTTGGGCTCGCGGGTCGTCCCTCCCGACTTTTCGCGAGAAAACATAGGGCTCCTGGTTGTCGCCGAGGCTCCGGGAGCAATCGAGGTTGATCTTGGCCGGCCTCTCGTTGGCCCTTCGGGCGGCGAAATGGAGCGGGCGCTTGTGGCCGCGGGCTCAAAGCGCTCTGACGTGAACATGAGTAATGCTCTGCTGTGCAGGCCTCCACGAAACGACTTAAAGGGGTACATGGCCCGGTTGCGGCGAGAAAACAAAGAGCGCAAGGCGAAGAAAGAGCCGTTGGTAAGGTCGCCCCTCGACTGCTGCCGACCGCGGTTGATGCGTGAGATAAGCGACCACAAAGCGCTGCTATTGCTTGGGGCGACGGCGCGGTCATCTGTCTATGGAGCCAGAGAAGCCAACGACACACAGCTTATGCGGTCTCGCGGCTTTCCGGACGCGATGAGCCTCGAGATCGAGGGCAAAGAAAAAGAGTATCAGATACTGTCAACGTTTCACCCGGCCTTTGTGCTGCGCAAGCGGCGCTTCACCTGGACGTTTCGCGCCGACGTGCGAAAAGCGATTGCGATGGTTCGCGGCGAGCTCAAATGGGCGCGGCCAGCGATTCATGTTTTCCCGTCGCTCGAGGAAATTCGCGAGTTTTTGATCCGCAACTATGACGCCGATTATGTCGCGTACGACACGGAGACCGACGGCATCGAGCCGACGACGGCGAGGCTGCGCTGTATTGGTATCGGCACCGAAAGCGAGGTGATGGTCATCCCGTGGCGGTCTGTCGAGCACGCCGATGGGTACTATTGGTCGGCAGACAAGCGCGATATCATCGTGGGGTGGGTACGCACTTTTTTTGCGCACGATCGAGGCATCGTTTGCGCGCAAAACCATCAATATGACTGGCTGGTAATGGAGCGCAACATTCCCGGCTGGCGCTTGGGGCGCAAAGTCATTGATACCGCGATCGCGCATCACATCGTTTATAGTGAGCTTCCTCACGATTTATCGTTTCTTTCCGCGCAGTTTAGCGACGCGCCAGCGCATAAAGTTGTTGATCATACGGCGTGGGATAACGACGAGGAACTGCACACCTATTGCGCGATCGATGTGGCGCAAACAAGCCGTGCGGCGCGAAAGCTCGTGGCAGACGAGGCGCTTCACGAGCAAGGCAAGGCTTTTCGCGCCGACATGGCACTTTCCGAGCTCTGTTGTCGCATGCACGAGATCGGATTGCATATAAACCTCGATGAGCAAACACGGCACTACGATCGGCTCACGGCGCGCAGCGAAGAACTACGCAGCAAAATCGTCAAAATCGCGCTCGAATCGATACCGTCCGACGCGTCTCTAGGGGCCAAAAGGCTGATTGAGAAATACAACCCAAACAGCATGGCGCAAACGCGCCAGATCCTATTTGAGATCTACGGCATGCCGCAGATTCCAGAATCTGCAGGCGGCCTTACGGCAACTGGTGAACTAGCTGTTGGCCGCGAACAGCTCTTTTACCTCATTGATAGGGGGTTGCCGCCGCAGATCGAAGAGCTTTTGCAGCTACTCATCGATTACAGAACCGCGGTCAAGGAGCGCTCGACGTATTGCACGCTCAAACCGATGGCCGACGGTAGAATCAGGCCCACGTGGAACCCTCATGTTGTGGTGACGGGGCGCTTGAGCTCATCGAAGCCCAACGTGATGAACGTGCGCAAAGGTCTGCGCTCCATTTACGGGTGCGAGCCTAGACATGTGCTCATCGCGCTCGACAAAGCACAGCTCGAGCTCAGGATTATCGCCGCACTTGCCGAGGACGCTGAGCTTTTCGATGCGTTTCTGGCGGGGGCTGACGTGCATAAGGTCAACGCGCAAGGATTGTTCAATTTACAGTCTATAGACGACGTGACTCCCGCGTTGAGGCAATTTACGAAAACCTTTACCTATGCGGTGC